ATCAGGCCTTTTTTCGTACTGTTCAAAATCAGTCTATTTTACGCATTTTTTTACGCGCGAATGCGTAAAATTTGCGTAAAGTCGCAAGCCGTGAAAATGCTGTATCTACAGCATGTTAAAAAATGGTGTAAGCTGACACTCTATTTGAGAATTTTGCCATTTCAAAATGGGAAATTCGAGAGTTAAAATTTGGTGCCCCGGTCGGTATTCCGGGGCACCTGTTTTTAGATTGTATTTTTGAGAGGCTCACGGGCCAATGCTGGCTCCCATGTGGCGCATCGTTCATCTTGCCGCATTGTATGCAAGGTGCCATCTCTTACAAGCCATGTGACGGCCTGGGTGAGAAGGCGCACCCCCATTGGCCCCAGAGAGCGCCGCCACAAGGTCTGTGGGGTATCGTTCGGCAGAACATGGCACCAGTCTTGGCAGACAATGTCTCCGGTATCAACACCATCGTCCATCAGATAAACAGAGCCACCGGCTATGGGATCACGCATGGCCAGCGTCCAGTGGATTGCGTTACGCCCGCGGTGCCTTGGGAGCAGCGACGGGTGATAGGCGAGAATCCCGTGTCGGGCTTTGAGTAAAGCCCCCGCACCGATATAACGATGGCAGTGGGCTGCCACCATGAGGTCGCAGTGCGGCAGATGCTTAAGGTTTGGTATGACCGGAACCCCCGTGTGTTTCAGGGCAAGCATAAAGCGGTCATCAGTTTTTTCCGGTGAAGCGGCCACAATACTAAGGGCCGGTATTCCGCCTAGCGCGTGCAAAACCTCTGTGGCCAACCAGCCTTGTCCTAAGATGGCCACCTTCATGGGCGATCTCCCATGTAGCGAAAGCCCTGTACCGCCCGGAAGTGACCTCCATAACCCGATTTTGGGGACTGCTTTCCCCTCTTGCGGGCGCTTCTGGCTATACTATCCCGGCTTCGAATCTTACTTTCACCATGCAGCCGGGCGCTGACCTGGCACCATTCCGGTCGACGGCGCAGGGCAACCGCAAGGCCGGGGTGTGAAGTATGAAACAAAACGGGCATTGGTATACCATAGCGGTTTTTGCCTCGCCGCCACATATCGCATACGGCATTCAGAAAACGCAGGCCGACCCCGGCTCCTTGCCATTCTGGCATAACAACCAGCCGGCAGGCCCGCGCTTCGTAACGTGACCGGGTGCTCACCGCCAGATGCGCCACCGGTATACCGTCAATGAAGCCCACATAGCATGTGGCCGCAATCATTTGTGGTAGTTTTAAATAATGATGCGGTGCAAAGTATGGCCACCACTCCCAGCCGCATTGTCGGATTTCCAGTGTAATTGGGGGGCGTGGAAGGCACCCCCGTGCAAGTTGGCCGGTCGCCGTATCAAACATCCAGTCAGGTTGCACCCACTCTACGATGTCGTAATGGCAGGATAGCAATACGGCTTGCCCACCGGTCCTGCGCCACGCCTTTGCAAATGCATGGGCGCCGACCTTTGCTATCTGCCGGTCAACCACAGAGGTGAACTCGTCGATAACTATCTTTGCGGGCGGCTCACTGATTATGCGGGCCAGTTCAGCCCGGAAGCGTTCACCCATGGAAAGTACATGATAGGGCCGCAGCCATGAGGGCACATCTCCCAGCCCCACAGCCGAGAGCGCCCCCGTCACATCCTGCCAGTTTCCATCTTTGGCGATGGCGTCGATAATAGGGGCATCGGCGGGCCATGCGGATTCTTGGTGAAAACAAAAGCCTGCTTCACCCAACCGTTTTCCTATTGACGATTTGCCTGAACCCGACGGCCCTATAACGAGCCCTATCTGCCAGGGGACTTCTTCGACGGGCAAGTCCGCCTCAAGGGTGAAGTGGTTTCCCTGTTCCACATTAAAAAGGCTTTTAACGCTCGCGGCGCGGTAGCTGTTGTAGTCCGGGCAGGTGTTGTGCACTTTGATCCTCATGTACGCACCACCTTGCATTTAAACCCAAGAGCTATCAGACGTTCATACACTTCTTTGTGCTCTGCCTCATCAGTGCAAAGTACAATCACACCAAATTGTTCCCGGTAGCGTTCTGTTGCGGGGCGCCCTGGTGCCTCCTTCGGCAGAGATGGAAGCTTCCTTTCGTCAGTCATGTAGTTATCCGTTTTGACGGTCCTGCCGTTCTGTCTTGGGGCTCTCGGCACTCACATGGTTGAATGTTCCACAACGCGGGCACTTGATTTCCAGTTCCGCGACCTCTCCCTTGGCCAACAGCTTATTGCAGTGGCCACAGCGTATCTCTTTTCTCATTTTGGTTGTCAGATTGCTTGCCCCCGGATACAACCATTCCGGCCTGATCAGGCAACCGGAGCAGCGGTATATCTCTACGGAAGTCTCGTAAACATCCGTGGGGCCGTGGTGCGGTGGGCGAACACCGCGCCGGTGGGGGATTGTGGTCCCCCGCCTGCTCCAACAGTATGTCAGCGGCCCGGCACCTACCGGGCCGCTTTCGTTTTTTGCATCGCTATCAATTGTCAGAGAACACTAGAAGTTGCAGATTATTCCAACTTCACCACACTCATTAAGTATTGTTGACCTCCGGCAGTATGTAGACGGGGTTGATGCCCTGTATGGCGTCTGCCGCCTGCACATCGTCCAGTCCCCGCGTTGCTTCCAACGCGTCCTGATAGGCAAGGCGCTGGCCTACCACATGGCCGGATACGGCAACCCATGCGGTGCGGTTGGCAAGGATACGGGCGGCAAGCTCACCCACGGGCATGCCCCGCGTGACGGCAATGGCCCGCACCAGCGGGGCCGGTGCGTCCGCATCCGCCTGCAGGGCTTCGGCCTCTGCCGCCTGCTGGTCCCATGTCTGGCGTTCCAGCGGAGCGTACTCCGCGGCCAGCGCGGTCAGCATGGATTCGGCCCCGTCGCGGATTTCCGTCTGTTTTGCCGTGTACAGTTCTGCGCGGGTAGGCGCAGGCGGTGCGGCGGGCGTAACAGCCACGGGACAGCCGTTTTCATCGGGCCGGATTATCTGCCCCCGCGCCTGTGCGGCCAGCAGTGTGGCATGCTCTTCGGGACTGACGGCCACGGCATCGGCAGGAATGGCATGACCGTGAACGGCAGGATGGTAGAATGCGTTTGTTGAAGGGCTGTATTTCATTGCGCGGCCTCCTTAGTAGCCGATGGAGATGTATGAATATGGCATTACAGTTGAACCGGAGTGTTCTCCCTTCAGGGTGAACTTGCCTGCCATCCTGTTGTATACAGCGATGGCGTCGTTGCCGACAGAACCGTAGTCAATGCCGATAACAGCAACGCAAGACAGCTGCGCGTTCGGGTAGGCGATCGGCAGCGTTACCTCTGTGGCGACTCCAGTTGATACAGAACCGGTGCCCCACTGCAGAATCAGCCCGCTGGGCAGCCGTTGCCAGCCGCTTTCGCCCAGACTCTGCGTCCACTCGCTGCGGTCAACCTTGTTGCCGTTAATGGCGCTGACCTGTGCAGCAAGAGCCTGCATGTCCACCTGTGCGGTATTTACAGCCACATCAAAGGCTTTGATGCAGGGCAGCAGATAACTGGTTTTCGGGCGGTTTTCGTCGGCCGTGGGGACCACGCGGGAAGCGTCGAACAAGACACGCTCCGCAGCAATGTATGTGTTCACGGATTGGTCAATACGCCCGCCAAGGTCTTCTGCATTGACCTGAAAGACGCCGGTTGCAGAAGCGGTGTCTCTGAGACTTGGGAAAAGGCTGTTAGGCGAAGTGGATGACTTGAGTTCACCAGTAAGGTTCCGTATGGCATCACCGGCCCAGTCGCCTGCCGCCTTACCCGCCGCACCATTCTGCGCGGCCGAGAAGTAGTGTCTGTAGCAAGGCAGAATGATATGCGTATCCGTCAGGCAGTACTTGCCGCAGGAGCCTTCCTGTGCAGCGGCCTCTGCGTCCCATTCCGCCTCTGTGGCCAGATAGCCCCCGCAGCTGCGCACCCATGCTTCCAGCTGGGGGTAGGTGCCCAGTGTAAATTTTTGTTTAACATTGACCGCCACTGTGCCGGGCAGCGGTGTGCCGGTGGTGGAAAAAAGCAATGCGCCCACAGGCATACCCGTAACAGCGCCCCACGCAAGACGTCCATCTGTCTGCTTGATGATTGTCTGCCCCGGATCGCCACCAGGCGGCAGCGTTGCATGCGGGTCGTTTTGGTCCCCGATGTGGTCATCAAGAGCTTTAAAAACGTTACCGTGGGCGTTGGGACTGACGTTGTGTGCCGCAACTGCCTCATCCACGGCCTGTTGCGTGGCAAGAACTTTAGACGGATCAATGGTCAGCGCAAGGGTAGCGGCGTTACCAAAAACCACAGGGGCATAAATGGTATGCTCCAGCTTGGTGGGGTCGTCCGGCGAGGGTTTCCACATGACAGGATGTGCACCAATGGCCAGCAGCACATCATCCGCATAGATAGCAACTTCACGAATATACCAGCCACCTGTTGTCATGGGGATGTGGGCGCGGAATTCCACGGCCTGCCCGCTTTCCGTCTGCCCGTCTTCTCGCAGGGTGATGGCATCCAGCGCGCCGCGCCAAACTTCATTGACGAGCGCCGTGGATGCGTTGGTGTGTTCCGGGGGCTGGCCCGAGCCGTCGCCTACGGCCATATGGGTAGCCTGCAGCTTCGCGCCTGACGTTTCTGCCGCACTCAGGGCCAACAAGCCCGCTTTGGTAATGATAAGGCTCACGGTGCTCTCCTTATAATCTGATTCTGCTGACAATATGCATGTGCCCGGCTATCCGGACGGCCCCGGCGACCTTGGTAGAGTCCGGGCGCTCGTATTCCAGCCGCACCACGGAGGACAGCACGAGCGCCATGGCGCTGTGCGTCGCGGCATTGGCGGCTCTGTGGCGGGTGTTCAGCCCCGCCAGTTTGGAGCGGGCCGGTTTGGTTTCCTGCGCTGCCCATGTGATGAGCGCGTAATCCTGCATGTCCAGCCCGCTGCCGACCGGCACAACGGGCATGAACTCGGCCCAGCGCTCCGGGTCGTCATCACGCATGTTACGGATGGAGCATCCCGGATAGCCGTAGTGTTCCAGTATGCGGGACATGCCGCGCACCTTGCCCGCCTGCCGATGCCACGCGTAGGCTGTAACGGCTCTGTTGCGGAACTGCGCGGCCGTTTCCAGCGGGTGACGCTCAATGCCGCGTCCGGACGCCAGATCATCAACGCCATCAGCTTCACAGGTGGCGGGGTTGAGCTGATCCCGAAGCCAGAGGATGTCCTCGCGCACGTCGTCAAAGACACGGGCTATCCCCTCGACCAGCGCCGCCAGCGGTCCGGGGCGAAAGATGAGCGGCCAGCGCAGCACATCTCGGAAGTATGGCCAGAAAACGCGGGCCATTATGCAGCTTCCTCCATATGGCTGAGCGTCAATGATTGCAGAATGGCCAAACCGTCGTCGGGCACGACCACATCCGCTGCGGGGCCGGTCCATTCCACACGTTTGACACCGGGTACCGCCATGACCGCGGCTGTAAGGCGGTCCAATGCCAGATCTTCTCCAATCTGCAGGGGAGATATACCCGAAACGGTAGTCGGGTCCGTGAACAGCGCACGAATGCGCTTTTCCGCTGCTCCCAGCGCGGTTTCAACTACCGTGCCCGGTAACAGGAACAGAGTTCCGGTAATCGCCGCCGCAATGGCCTGCGGGGCTTTGACAAGCAGATCGTCATTTACGAAAACCTCGGCATCGATGGCGGCCCGCACCTTATCCAGCAGGTCGGTGGTAGGAATGCCAGCCGCGCCTTTGATGATCGCGTCCACGGTGCCTTGACCACGGGGATGTTGATCCAGCACGGTACAGGCCACCACACCGGTTACTCCCAACGCGGCCCGCTTGTAGACGTGATATGAGGAACCGTTGTTGCCCTGCCATGCCAAGGGATAACGGGCCTGTACCAGCCTGTCCGGTTCGGTATCCGCGCCTTCGGTATCCAGCCAATCGGCCCGGACTTCCACGGCGGTAATGCCCTTGACCGGAGTAATGAGCTCCAGCGCCTGTCCCGCGGTCAGGTTGGCGGCGGCTCCGTACTCCTCGGCGACAACAGCCACGGCCACTTCGGTCTGGCCCTCAGCTATAACCGTGTCGGCAATAGAGATGTAACGGTATGTTGCGCCGGTGCCGTCCGGCATGGTGCGTACAATGCGGCCTGCGGGAATAAGCGTGTTGCCCTGCGCGGTCTGGCGAATAAACCGTAATTTGCCCGTGGCCTTGGTGGCCTGCTTGCGCGGTTGCTCGACCTGATCTGCGTGCAGGTCCAGCCATTCACCGCTGGCCTGCTTGGGGATGCCCTCCACAAGAATGGCGGCAAGAAACTGGTACAGCTGATACAACCCCCATGCGAAAATCTCGATCAGGCCGCGCACCACGCCCTTGTTCAGGTTCAGGCGCAACGGCAGCCATCCCTTGGCCTGATACTCGTCCTGCACTTCTTCGATACGGGCAAAGAGCATCTGGCGGCATTCATCAAGCGTTTTAGAGAGTCGAGGCGTCTGGGCGGACATCGGCAAGCACCTGCTTCAGTTTTACGGCTCCGTCTTCGGCACTGGCCCGGAACACAAGGTTGTATGGGTGATCATCACCAATCCACTGCCATGCAGCCTCGGCGGTAATGCCGGTGTTGTCCCATGCGGAGATGGAGCACCGTTCCGTACCCGGCTGCACGCGCGGGTCTTTACGCACAATCCGTTTGACTTCTGCAATAAATCCCAGTCTATTGGCCGTGGTGTTTTCTTCCTTGAACCAGTCCGGGATACGGCTCCCGAACTCGGTGTCATAGAAGAGCGTGCCCACGTAGGTGTAGATGGCCAGCCAGATATCCTGCACGCCGGTGTCAGCCCCATCAGTGAGGATAAGTTCACCGTTGGCGGCCACGCGGGCCTGCATATCTGATGTAAGGGCTATGTCTTGGCCGAAAATTTTTGTTACTGAAGCCATTTATTTTACCATGAATAAAAAAATACAACTTCATATATTAAAAACGTTGGCTGAAACCAGAGAGCGCCACATCTTCATACTAGAACTCCATTCGATACTTGGATATTTTGGAGACATTCCCCAAAAGCAATTCATACATAAGAATAGCTACAACTCTGAAATAATCTGTGAGTTAGACTATCTTTGCGAACATGGGTTTGTTGAGTACCGTAAATCAGGAGATGTACATAAGAATTTAACCTGCAAAATAACAGCCAAGGGTCTCGACAAACTTGAAGAAAACAATACAGTAAACAAAATAAAAAATTTAATACTGCCGCAGAAGAGTATAGCTGACTTCATTTGGGGTTGTGTGGCAGGTATAGTAATGACAGTTATTAGCCAATACATCCTAAAATTCTTCGGTCTATTAGCAAAATAGTTACATCCCCCCGCTTCTTGTCCCCGCAAAACTCTCCCCCGCAGTATTCAGGTTGCCGCCAATATCCACATTGTCGGCAACTGACAGCGAGGAACATTGCACATGCCCCAGCACGGTAATGCTGCCTTCTTGCTGGGTGTGTGCCTTGACCGTTGTTGTTCCTACCTCCCCATCAGCGCCGGTTGCCTGCACGTTCCCTTCCTGAATGATAAGTGGGGCTTTAATCGTCCACACCCCGTCGATTGTCTCCGTCTTGTTGCCGCCCACTGTGGCCACCCGGTTGGCAGGGGTGACCTCGATAAGGTTCTTGCCTGCATCAATCTTGATGTAGGTGCGCGGGTCCAGCTGGATCACAAACGCGCCCACCTCGCAGGCCGGGGCGACATTGCCTTCCCAACGGAAGTTGCTGATACGCGGGTAGTTGGGATCTCCATCGTAATAGCTGAGGTCACACAGAGTACCGACCATGGGCGGGCAGACAACACCGCGTTCCGGGCCGCCCCACAGGATGGGGATTTCCACCTTGGGCACCACCGGCTCTTTCGGGTCCGGGGTGTCATCGTTACGCAGGGGTTGCACGTCCGCCCAGTAGCGGCCGTCACTGGCATAGCTCTGCACCACCTTGGCCTTGCGGGTAACACGGTAGTAGCTGCGCAGATTGGGCATGGACAATTCCACCACACGCTTGAAAAGCCGGAGCAGATCGGTATCAGAACCGTTCATATTCGCCTCCGTACCAGAGCCATGTCCTGGCTTTGGTCTGCTCTATGTGGTGTTCCACGTGTACGGCCCTGTATTCGGCATCAATGCCGCGACGGACATCCTGCAACTTGAAAAGGCGACCATCCCGCATACCTGGTAACAGAAAAGTTTCCACGCTTCCCCGCGCTTTGGGTGACTGAGCAGGGTTGTGCGCAATCAACCCCGCTCCGGTGGCGATAACAGGCACCGCCTCCGGCTCATCATTGTGCGGGCCGTATTGAATTGCTCCGGCATCATCCAGCCAGAGGGCGTGGTGGCTCATATCCTGCCCGTGGGCCATGGCGCAGCTGTGGGCCAGTTGTTCCATGGCCTGCCACACCGGCACATCGCGGAGTGTGAGCCGGGGCAGATTCACGGCGGGCACGTCCACAGTGCCGACAGTGCAGCCGGTCTTGGCCAGAATAAGCCGGGCAAGTACATCGGCCGTTTCATCCATGTAGGCTTCCGTTACACGGGTACGCATGAAAGGCGCGAACTCCGGGCCAAGCACCTGCACAGTAAGCTGGTCGCGGTTACGGCCAAACCCCGGCCGCCATCCATCCACAAGACCGGTCCATTCCCGCGCGGGCTGGCCCCGGTAGCCGAAGCGGACAGACACGTGCTGACCAGGTTTCACGCGCTGCATCAATACGCCTTCAGGATCAGGCACATCAATCTCGCCGTAACTGGTAACGGTATGGCGGTCGAAGGAAACAACACACCGGGGGCAACGGGCCACCACCATACCGTCAATGACGACACGGACATTGATTCCGGCTATAGTGTTTTGTTGCAGGCTCATTAGCGGCCCCCCAGTATACTGGGAGAAAGCCCCGGTTCTGTGGTCGTGGAACTGGTGGGCGCTGCACCGGCTACGCCGGTCGCCCGCTGCTCGGAAATCTGAATAGGCGGACGATGCTCCATGAAGCGCAACGTCGCCTCAACAGTGTCGTCATTGTTGCCTTCGCTGGAATCAAGCGAATCAAAGACCACCTGATCCACATCCCGCGCGGCAAGATGCGGATTGGCCACCCGCAGCACTCGGGGGTTGGCGGCATTGTCATGGCCCTTGAACAGGCGGTTCAGTTCGGCCAGCTTGTCAAAGCAATCACTGTCATCGTCTGTGAGCAGAAGCAGCGATATTGAAACCTCGCTATCTTCCCAGCCCATGGGGGTTTTGGTCTTGCCGGAAAGGCCATCCTGCATGGCTTCGTCGTACCGGACTCTGCCGCCAACACTCAGGCGTTGCAGGACACCCGGCACGAGGGTATCGCCGAGGCGGATCTCGCCGTGCTCGAAGGTCAGCAGGCCATCCATGCTATGCCTCCTTCACCTGGCTGAGTCCGGACGCGGAACCGTCGAATTCCGCCACGAGACGTTGCAGCGCCGCCACGAAGCCTTCCCCGTCCTTCACACCGGGCAGGGTTACGGACAGATGCTGGATTACGACACGGCCGCTCTCACGGCTGGCCTGCTCACGCCTCGGACCGGCTTGCGCTCCCTTGGCGTTGGCAGCTGCGGTATTAGGGGCCTGCCCGGTGACAATAGCCACGCCGGAAAGCGCATCTACCGCCGTGGCCCGCAACCGCGGTGCGGCACCTGTGATGCCTTCACCCAGCGTATCCATGACCTTCTGGCCAGAGAGTGTGAGCTGAGACAGCGGGCCTTCCCTGGCATCTGAAAACGGCAACAGATTACGCACCCGGCCAAGGATGGAGGAGACAGCTTCAAACGGAGCCCTGGCCATGGAGGTAATGCCGTCCACAAAGGTGCCAATGAGCCTGCGGCCCGACTCGTATAGAGAAATATCGCCTTTGAAGTAGCTGATCATGGTGCTTATGACGCCGGTGACCATCTTGATGGGGACGACGGCCATACGAACGGCCGCAGCCAGCATTCTGAATGCCCCGCCCACGACCACGCCGACGATTTCGCCCAGCGTGCGCCAGAAAGAGATATTTTCATCCCCTTCGGAACCAAGCAGGCTGAAGACTTCGGCAAGGGCATCACCCACCATGCCGAAAGAGTCCGCCATAGCTTTCCACACTTCCCCAAGTGCGTCGCCCAGCTGTATGAAGGAGGCTCCCAGTTCGCCGGAGAATACATGAGCAAAAGCACGAACCCTTGCCAGCGCGGGCGCGAAGAAGGCTCCGATGCCGGAAAAAGTACCTTTGAGTTCTTCCCAGTATGCGATAACGAGGACGGCCCCTGCGATGAGTCCGGCTACGAGTAAGCCCACCGGGTTGGCCAGCATGGCAATATTGAGTGCGCCCATGGCAGCGGTTGCGGCCCATGTAGCAGCGCTGAACAGCGTGACGGCCACGATGACGGCGGCCAAGCCACCGGCCACGGCCAGCACCGCTTTGCCGACGGGGTGTGAGGCGAGTCGGTTGAGCCAGCCGACAAGGGTAGTGACAGCCCGGACGGCAATTGTAAGCGCCGGGGTGAATACTGAACCAATGCTGATGGACAGCCCCTCCCAGCCGGAACCGAGAATGGTGATGGAGCCCTTGAGGTTATCCAACTGCCTGCTTGCCATCTCGGCTGCAGCACCGGCACTGGAACGCAGGGAGTCCGCATAGTTTCCAAGGCTGGTTACGCCCTTGCTCAGCAAGGCGGTAACGGAACCGACTGCTTCTTCCCCAAAAATCTTCTTGAGGTACTCGGCCTTTTCGCCGGTTCCCATACCCGCCAATGCGCTTTCAAGGTTCCCCATTACAGACAGGAAGGGAAGCATGTTGCCCTGTGCATCGCGGGTGTTGATGCCCAGCTTCTGCAATGCGGTGGCGGCTTCGCCGGTGGGGGCGGCAAGGCGGGTAAACATGATCTTGGTTGCGGTGCCCGCCACGGCAGCGTTGATGTTGGCATCTGCCAGTTTGCCGGTTATGGCAGCTAGCAGCGCAAAATCCTCTCCTGAACTGGCGACAATGGCACCGGCGTTCTGAAGGGCCATGCCTAGCCCTTCCACATCCGTGGCACTTGTGGTGGATGCGGCGGCGATTATGTCCGCCACCTTTCCGGCCTTGGCCGCGTCCATCTGAAACGAGTTGAGCGCACCGGACGTGACCGTGGCCGCTGTGGCAAGATCGGTCTGCGCTGCTGCCGCCAGATCAAGCAGGCCGGGCATGGCTCCGACAATCTTGTTAGCAGTAAAGCCCTTCTTGGCCAGCTCCGTCTGCGCTTCCACAACCTGGGCCGCGGAGAAGGCTGTGCTGGCCCCCAGGTCAAGAGCTGACCGCTGCATCAGCTGCATATCGGAGGCGCTCGCCCGACTGATTGCCCCAAGGCCGGATATGGCCGCCTCAAACTCTGCCGCAACACCGATAGCAGGGGCAAAGGCCCCTAACACCACCCCGGCGGCTAACGCTAAAGGCAGCAGCTTCTTGGTCAGGTTGCCCATGGACTGAGACAGCGACGACCCTTCCGAGCGGGTGGCGCGGAATGAATCCCGAACCCGCTTGAGCGGGCCGGAGATGTTGTCCATCAGGCTGAATGTGGCGAAGACGTCGAAGACTTCCATGTTACTTGGCTCCCATAAGGGTGGCGATCAGGTTGGCGGTGACGGCTCCCTGCTGCCGCAGAATGCGTGCTTCCAGTTCCAGCGCTCTGGCTATCTGCTCCCCGAACTCCTCCATATCCTCGGCGGGTTCTTCCCTGAGCCAGTGGCGCACGATATCGGCGTAGGCCAGAGCGGCGTTGCCACGCACCGCCGCTCTGGCTTGTTCTAGTTTCCCGGTTCAACCACTCCCGCGCCGCATTTTTTGAACACAGCATCGGCAAAGCTCATGGCCAGCATGGGTTCATCACGGATAATTTCGGCAATCCGCTCCTTCTCATCCGGGTGAATAATCTGACGCAGAGTATTGCACATTGTGTCGAACTGTTTGGCCTTTTCCACCTTGGCGATGACGGTGAGTTCCTTACGGCCAGGACGACGAAAACGCAGAGTGATATGCTGGTCATTGCCGTCGAAGTCTTCATAGTCCGCGGTGAAAGGGCGGTATTTATCGCTTGTGATTGCCATGTCGTTCAATTCACTTTTGGGTTCTGCCATCAGGCCTGCTCCTTATTTGTAGTCCGCCACACCATCGCGCATGATCATCTGCGCGGTGCCGGACAGCTTGACGGTTACTTCTTCATCGCCCTGCTTGGTTCCTTCATCCACATCGTCGATGAGAATTCCCTTCAGGATAACTTCGTGCTGTTTGGCGCCGTCCGGTTCGAAAGCGAGGGCCACATCGAACACGGACTTGAAGATGCCGCCCCGTAATGCACTGACAAGATCCTGATATTCGCTGACCAGCAGGGTCATATCCACGCTGGCCTCATAGTTGCCGCGCGCAGCCCCTACGGAAACAGCACCCTTGCCGTACACACGTTTCTTTTTCTGACTGGCCTTCCAGTTAAGTTCACTGATTCCGACAAAGGCACCATGAGGACCGGTGATGCTCACGCTCTCCCAGTCGTGCACGGCACCGTTGACGGTGACGGTTGCGTTAGCTGTCATGGTCTAGCTCCTATGCCGCCATGCGCGGATCGAATTTGCCGCCCGCGTAGACGTAGGACGAAAACAGTTTGATGGTATCAATGATGGGGATGCCGATGAGGGTGGTTTCCGTGGCCACGCCATTGTTGACGAAATCCTGATCCATGGGGATTGAGACGGCATACCCGGCCAGTTCCTTGGGCTTGGCCTTGACCATGGTGTCCAGCGCATTTTCGAGATTGGCCCGCAGATAGGCTAAACCGCTGGTGTCTGCGCCCTGCAGCGGGTCACCCAGTTCATCCTTCAGAGATTTGAGCGCTTGCAGACGCATGAGGCGCACAGCCTTGAACGTTACACGCAACACTTCAAGCCGCTGATAGTCACTGGTGGAATCCGCCATGGTCCGGGCTGTTCCCCAGTAGACGGCCTGCAACCCGGCGTACCGGGTAAGCGTGATGTACCCGGCTTCTTCCAGTTCGCTCTGCATGGCCTCGGTGTAGCCTTCCGGCAGAGATATGCCGGTGATGCCCTGGTCACGCACCCGGCCGATATCACGCTGCACGGGTACTTCCATGATACGCCCGGCCAGCAGTCCTCCGGCATTGCGGAGTTTGCGCAGGCCGGTGCGGTCGCTGATCTCGCCGAATCCCACGCACACACTGACGAAACGGTGGGCAAACCCCATACGCTCCTGCTTCAGGGCTGTTACCCAGTCATTCAGGTCTTCACCGGCTGCGGGCAGTCTGCCCTCACACACAAAAAACGTAGGGCGGTGGCGGTTCCAAAGGTCGTCGGCCAGTGCGCCCATGGCAGCCCAATCCACGGAATCGGACGGACCGACCACATAGACGAATTCCGGGTCCACTGTTTCCAGCGGGATGGTCAATGCGTCGATAACGTCCGCGATGGTGGGCACCGGGGCAAGCAGGTCGAACTGGTATGTGCTACCCAGCGGATAATCGCCTGCCGGACAGGTGATGGTAACGCCGGTGTCGGCCACAGGAATCTGACCATCCACCGGGATGGTGCGATACGGGCCGAAATTGTCGCCGCCATCCACGGAAAGGCGATACTGGCCTTCGTTGCGGTCACCGCCCTTGACGATCTGCAGCACCACTTCGGCCCCGGCCTTTACGGTTCCCGCTGCAGTGATCTCCGGCCCCAAACCGATGCGGGTAACAGGGCCGATGGGACCACGCACCGAGTAGCGGTAGCGGTCGCCAGCCATTAGATTGCCTGCTGCCAGCACGATGGTGGTACCGGTATCGGCAACGCTGATCTGCCCATTGGCAGGCACGGCGGCGGCCACTCCGAATGTTGCCCCGCCGTCCTTGCTCAACTTGCACGTGGCAACGCCGGGAGCACCGGCATCCACTATTTCGGCAATCACATCGGCATTGCCACCGGGAAGGCCACTGGCGCGGGCTTCGGGACCAGTGCCGGTATGCTTGAGCGTGCTGATGGTTCCACCGGGCGACCCTGCCACCGGAACAGCCAGCACAGTGCTGTCCTGTCCGCCGGTGGCAAAGACATGCTGCAGGCGGTCCACCAGAGGGCCGGTACCCAGCAAGCCGGTCAGATCGCTGCGCTTACCCAGATAGTAGACCTTGCCCACTTCCCCGGCGCTGCATACACCGACAATAAGAGCCTTGCCGCTCACATCGCCGGGAACAAGGCCGCTGGTGCCGTCCACCAGAAATTCAAATACATCCTTACGGGCCATGGCTACCTCCCGCCGCCGACACGGCGTTCGCGCAGCCGGGTGACTGCGGCATCAAATTCGGCTTTGGTAACGGACTTGTCGTCCGTCCAGCTCTCTGCGCGGAGCATGCCTGCGAGTTCCCACGGTTTCAGGCCGTGTATGGCAGCCAGTTCGGCCACCTGCTGCAATGCGACGCGGTCTGAGCTGGAGAGCGGCTCGTCTTTTCTTCCCTTACTCACGTCCTGCCTCCTGATAGGTTGCATTAGGCGCTACATCCAGAATCCACGGGCTTTCCGTGTCTTCCGTAAGCATGGCGCTGAATTCTATATGGTAAACTTTCGACCATTTCTTGAGCACCTCCACCAACGCGGAAGTGAAACCCCGCCAATCCGCGCTGGATACGGAACACGTGACACGGTTGCCGGAAGGGTCGGCAAACTGTCGGGGCAAGGCCCGGACAAAGGATTCGCACAGGGTATCAAACGTGGACTCATCATTCGTCCACAGGGTGACGGTGATGGGCTGCCGCACCCGATACAGCCTGCGCCGCAGGGTGCGCTTTCGCTCCGGCTCTGCCGGAGACGCGAATTTACCCACAACGCCGCCCGCCTTATTCAAGCGCTGCGTCTCCCAACGGACATCAATGCGCGGCACCGGCAATGTGATGTCGTCAGCATCTTCGGGATTCAGCACCACGGCCCCTTCCGGTATTCCGGCAGCCGCGGCGGCCTCTATGATCTGGTCGAAAAGGAAATTTCTCATATTGGTTGTCATCCACCCAGCAGGGCCTGGCGCATGTGCTGCACCATCATCTCTCGCACTTCCTTGACGTCTTCCCCGGACAGGCCGAGGTAGGTACGCTCAGGTATCGTTACCTGATCAACCTGGGCAAAGCCGCCACCCGGCAACGGGAACTTGAGCTTGCCTTTCTTGCCCCTGATGGTTCCCCCGCGCTGATGGATGGCCGCATATTTCATGCTGGTGCCGATCGTGACCTTGGCCGGACTGGCTGCGTACCCTATGGATTTTTTGAGAGTTCCCTTGTCCGTCAGGGTAACGCCGCCTTCGTTCCCGGCCCGGAGTGATGGCTCCCATTTGGAACCGTCCGGGCGCTCCTGATCTTCAAAACGTTGGTGCGTACTGGAAACGAGCGCCTCGCCGATAGCCTCGGCCAGCTGCTGGGTGCGCTGGGCATGCGATATGCCCGCATCCACGGCCCGCATCAGGCCGTCCATGGGCATGGAGAAGGATGCACCAGCCATCAGCGCCACCCCTTGAGGTTCAGTGTTGCCGGACGCGTCACCACGGCCAGGGTGCCGTTGGCCCCTGTCGAAGGTTCCAGCCCCAGCTCATCCAGCCCCAGCTCCAGCTTGTCATCCCGGATCAGAGCCAAGTCCTTGCGGGCCTGCTTATAGAGATCCTGCAGCACCAGCAGCTTGTTGCCTGCGTTGGTGTCGTCCTTCACCGCCGTTATGCCGCCGATAGCTTCATACGCCGCCATGACAGCCGCCATGCGCTTGATGGTTTCAGGCACTGTGACGAGAGGCAGCACGTAATGACGGCGAAGGGCATCGTCGATGGCACCACACACGCTGGCGATCTTTCGTCCCACGATGCCGGGCGTTACCTTGTCTGCCGCATCCAGATACGCGGCAGGAATGTAGTCGTGCAGGTCGTCTCGTTCGCAGTACATGCTTGTTCCGGGCGTTTTGAACTAGTTTTGAACTAGTGTTACAGGTTCGACTCGGCCCGACATCCAGAGGGCCTTGTTCAGGCCCTCTGGAGCGGTCTTCGCACAGTGGGGGATTACGCGAGGACGGTGGCCTTGACCGTGGCCTCGGGGGCGACAGCCGGCAGCGGCTTGGATTCGCCGACCAGCAGGATGCCGGAAGGGTTGTCCCGCTTGATGGGCTTGATGAACATGGGCATGGCGTGCAGGTTGGCGTCCAGATCGTCCACGGGGCCGTAGAAGAAGGCCGTATTGCCGGTGGCAATCATGCGGACTTCCTTGTCGGCCAGCTTTGGCTTGGTGGTCTTGGTGGACGGGTCATAGTAGGTTTCGGCCATCTTGCGGATGGTGTGACCACCAAGCGAGATGGAGCCGTCCTTTTCCACCAGAACGGGAATTTTGGGCTTGTCGGTGGCCTCAATGAGCTTGAGCACCGTGGAAAAAGCCAGTCTCCCGGCAAACGTGATCTTGGAACCGCCATACCCGGCCTTGTCGAGGTCCGTGGCCATGTCTTCCAACAATTCGTACACAATCATGAGACTCGCATCGGCATGGTCCCATTTCTCAGCGGCTGCCAAGGCATGATCGAGCGGAGCTCCGTAATCCACCTGATACGTGGTGAAAGAGCCGTTGGACTGCAGCAGAGGATAAGCAATCCGGCCATCGAAGGCGGCCTGAGCGCAGAGAACTTCCGACGTGAGGCGGGCCGCCCTTCGCAGAGCCAGCTGCTTGCGATTGGACCACTGCTCCAGCGTGGTGGGGCTGGCGATCTTGAGGTTGTTAAGATCCACGGCGCTCAGCTCGTCATGGATACGCACCGGCAGGGGTTCGATGTAGGAGGTCTCAGTATCTTCGCCACGCAAGGGAATGGACGCACTGCCACGGCGCACAACCGGCACGGCACCTACAACCTGCTTGATGTCGGAGACAGGAATGACGGGGGATTCATAGTTCGCCCGCACGTCCGCCGGGAACAGCAGGTCCATGACCGTAGTGGTCAGAGGCGGAGCGGCCTCGAACCGCCTGGCGATACGAGCTGCGGTAAAATACGGCTTCAGATCAAACATGGGCTACACACTCTCCTCAGCGTAGATGTGGCGCTCTTCGAGTTTGACGAGGGTTGCGGCATCCGGTGCAGCGCCGCCGGACACGGTGAGCAGGTCGGCGCGGACGCGGCCCAGCACGCACAGGGAGATGCCGGGGTCGGTACCTGCCGCATTGCAGGTGGCCACGCCTTTGACAGTCTGCGCGGGGTCAGCCGCAGGGTCATAGATGACGGCTTTTCCCGCATCCAAAGCGACGACTGCGCCCATGGGGATGACGGCAGCGGCCTGCTTGGGGTATTCGCGTTCAATGTGCGGACCGGTACCGGTCGTGACACTGACGACCGTGTGGCTGGTACGCATGACTGCATCATGTACACTCATGGTTTATTCCCCTAGAACTTGGCGGCAAGGCCGCTGGTGTTGACGGTTTCTTCACCGCCGGGCTTCTGATCGGGCGAAGAAAATTCAAACAGCCCGTGGGCCTGGCGCCCTTCAAGCCAGTTGAAGAAGTGATCTTCAACGGTTTTCTTTCCTTCGCCCTCGCTGAAGCAGATTTCATCGCCGGGCTTGCCGCCAAGGCGCTCTGCAAACGCGAGGATGCGGTCTTTTTCCGCGGGCAGCACTTTGCCATCCTTGATCAGGGCATCAACCTTGGCCGTGCGGGCCTCTTTGGCCTTTGCCGCCTGTGCCTCGGCGAAGCTCTTTTCTGCCGCTTCCCTGGCCTTGTTGGCATCGGCTGCGGACTTGTCGGCATCGGCCTTTTCCTTTTCCAGCCGGGCGTTGTCCGCCTTCAGTTTTTCAATGAGTTCCTTGTCGCCCATTGTGTTCTCCGTGCCGGTGATACCCGGCTGGTTTGGTGCCGGTTGCCCCGGCGTCTCCGAAAAGTCGAAGTGAATCTCAGTTGTGTCTTCCCCGGAGCCGAGGTTGATATCGCCCAAGCCTTTGATAGCTGGCGGGGTCGCTCCGAGCAGGCCGACATGCCGGAGGGTTCCATCCGGGTAGAGACTCATGCTGACCTTTTTATAGTGGCCATTATCCACGGCTTTCTTCAGGCTGTCGGGAACCTGGGCAAACTGTGCCAATAAATATTCCCCTTCACGTTTGAGACGATTCACCCACCCGAAAGCCGGGCCGTTGTTCGCAGGATGGCCCAGCACCAGCGGGGCTTCGTGGTCCTTGGGGTTATAGGCGGCCACGACTTTGTCGAAGTCTGCCTCCGTCAGTTGCACCTGCTGGCCGGACATGGCGGTATGCAGGCCGGTGCGGCCTATCTTGGTCCATTTCATGGCGTTTCTCCTTGGGGGTTGGTTGACTCGCCGGAATGGCGGGCGTATTCTATAAGCAGATAGTTCATGCGGCGTACCCTGAACCTCGTCCGGGTGAGGGTAGAAGCAAGGGTGTCGCAGGCTCGGAAGCCCGGTTCTTCCGGGCCATTGTTTTTTTAGGGCTCGCGATACAGCAGCGCTCCCTGCCGCTGGCGCTCCATGTATTTGAGCATGGCAGCTTCGTTGCCGAGCTTGGGGGTAAAGGTGGTGGCTCCCTGCCATTCACGGCCCCGCACCAGATTGAACACGGCAAAGCCCCCAATCCTGGCTTCCTCCTCATCCCGGAACAGCCTGATCAGCCGCAACACCGGCATAGGCTTTCCTGCCACCTCCGCTGGCACCTGCCAGACCTCCCACGGTTCTTTGACAGTTCTGGCCAACAGCTTCAGATATTGCTCACGGCCACTCTTCAGCACTTTCCAACCGCCTGTTTTCTTGTCGATAAACAATCCCTTGCCGATAACGACGGGGATACCGCCCGGAATCGTATGCACAGCGCTGGCATTGATATCGGCAAGGTTGAACTCTTTGAGGAAGGCAGCCACATACTCTTCCGCCTTCAGGCCCCCGGGCAGAATGTCCTTTGCCGTAACCGGCAGGATGTGGCGCTTGGCCAATGAGGCCAGTGGCGGCCTGCACGGGGCACCGGCTTGTGGATCGGCAAAGGATGTGCCGCCGGTGCGGCAAAGCGTGGGAAGAGGCAGGTCTTTGATCTTGGCGTCCAGTTCCGAAGGTGCGAGTCCATGTAACCAGTCTTGCCCCACGTTTCCCGCAAAGCCAGCATCGGGCACCGGGCGACGGGCCGGAAGACGATTGCCTGTGCGCGGGTCCACCGGCTCAATGAGGTCCGGCATATCCTTCTGGATTTCCACACCGCTTTGCTTGGCCTGCCGCTCAGAAAGCGTTTGCACTGTGCAGCGGCAGGCGAAGCCGTTGGGTGGATAATAGGTGCTCCAGAATTTATGATCGTGGGGATAGACAAGCCCATGCAGCGCCAAATGATCCGGGCGGGTGCGTTTGTCGGCCACGGCCACATAGCGCCAGTAGGGACGCAAAGCCGTGGTACGCTGCATCTGTGCATAACGCCCGGCCATGTAGGCGCTCTGTACGTTGGTGCGGTAGATGTTCTCCAGCCGCCAGCGCGGCAGCCTGGCTCCCTCCAGTACGGCGTCCATACGCCCCTTGAAGTCTTTGAGAGTTTCCCCGTTGGCCATGGCTTCATGGACAGCCTGTTGCACGGCGGCTATCTGGTCCTGCCGGGACAGCCCCGACACGGCGAAGGCACGTGCGCGGGCCTGCCCGGAAAGGTTCTTGAACACCTCCGGGGTGACGGACACCTTGTCCTGCCAATAGGCAAGGGCCTCTTTGGGGGGCAGCGCTACAGGCTCAACGGTCATCGGACTTGCTCTGCATGGCGTAACGGCCGAAGAGGTCCGCATTGGTCAACAGGTCGCCCATGAAAGCGGCTTGCTCATCCTCGTCCATGGACTTGCCGAGCAGCTCCGCCAGCATGAGCTGCAAGTCCTCCCACGATTCTGCGGCCTGCAGCACAGTCTTGACCTCGGCCATGAATTTCTCATTTCGCTTGGCAGCTTCCGGCAGGCTCGTTTTCACGAAGGCATCTAAAGCTTGTTGATACGGGTCCGGATTGCCTGCCGTATCGTGCTCGGCAAAGTTCGTGTCTCCGGCTGCAGTGGCGTTGGGTTCTTTGTGATTCGGCGCGTCTTCTGGTTCGCCATCCAGCTCGAACTCATCTTCCGTGAGATCATAGGTCCTCACGAAATAGGTTTTCTTGAACCGCACACCGAGATTCTTCAGCTTGGTGTCCAATTCAGCCTGCGCGGCGTAGTCATCAGGTTCCACGTAACCGAAGAGAGGCGCAAATTCGCCCGCCGCGTTGACCTGCATATAGGCCCACGCGATATTGTTCATGGCGGTTTCCACCATGAGAGCGTCAGCATCAGAATAATCGCCAAGTAGTTGGTAATGGGTCTGCGTGGCCGCGTTGGAGTGCCCGTTCCCCACATCGCTGGTCAGGGTCTGCCCCTTGATCACCTTGTTGATGGATTTGTCCCAGTGGGTGATGAATTCAAGGTGCTGGGAACCACCCTTGGCAGAAAACTCCACGGCTTCCACCTTGGCCCCGTTTGGCACGACGGCAACAGCGTCCTGCACCATGGCGGCAAGGTCGGCGGCCATGCGGTTGATCTCAGGCTGTGTGGCACCGGCGCGGGCGGTGCCGAGCAGCCACGGCTGCCCGTATTTCTCCGTGAACCGGCACCAGAATTCGATGCCGCCACGCTTGAAGGCCACAGGCCAGAGGCAACGGGACAGGAGACGCAGCCCATACGGATTCTTGTAGGTGGGAAAATGGCGGGCCAGCACAAACTTATACGGGTGCACCGGCCGGGCCTGCGTAAAGAACTCACCCCGGAACATGAGCCGGTTGTCATCATCGAAGGCAAACCACTCCACCGGTTTTGGGTCAGCCGCGACCAGGCGAAGCCGTCCACCATCCGGGACAAACACAAGTTCTATGGGCGTCATGCCGAAGTACGGCGCATCGAGAATGCCACTGATCAGCACATCCATGTCCAATTGCTCAAAGTCCCGGACAATATCGTCGCACAGCCGTTCGGCCTGTGCAGTGGGCTCCTCCCCATTGGCGGCCCCCGGAGAAAAACGATACTCGCGGCGGTTCAAGGTCTTGAGCTTGCGGGACTGAATAGCCTGTGTGACCTCATCATCGGCCATAAGGTCTTCCAATACGTGAACGCTGTCCCCACGTTTACGGAGCACCGGATCAGGGTCCGGCAGCCAGCCCAATGCTGCACCAAGATCAAAACCGCCAAGGGCATTGCGGCGGGTGGCGAGTTGCTCTCCCAGTGCAGCGCGATCGGCGGCGCTGGAAAAATCAATCACGGACCCATCAGGTCCGTACAATACGGGTGTCTTCATGTAATCCTCGTTAGTATCCGTGCGTCATTCTGCGGGCCATTCCACCACCAGCGGTTGCACAGGCCCACTCCTCACCGGCTTCGATGCTGTTGCAGGCATACAGGGCCAAAGCCAGTGCCACAGCGCTGTCGCAGTGACGTTGCCCATCTTTGCCCTTGATGCTGGCCTCCGGCGGGCGTGCAATGCCCTTGAACACCTTGATGCCGCGTAAATCGTCCAGCACTCCGGCATCCTTGGGTAGCAGTATGGTGCGGTCTTCCAGCCGGGCCTTGAGCGGGGGCATGTGCTCCCGGTACCAGCCCTGTGACAGCATCACCTCTTGGATCAGCTCCGGGCCGTACCGCTGCCGGGCGTATTCCGCGAGGGCCTGCCCGTTGCCGCGTGCGTCCAGCGCCCCACCGGAAAAGCGCGGCAGGCGGTCTACAAAGTAGGCCAGCATCTGTTCCTGTGTGCGGTACGGGGCGTTGCGGAGTTCCAGCAGGAACGGTGTAACGAGGGAAAGGTTCTCCAGTTCGAGAAGCGGAACATCGACGGTCAGGTCACCGGAACGGCCGAAGTCTTCACCGAAGAAATGACGGCACCCAACATATTCACGGTGGAGCTTATCCAGCAGGGGGCGGAGTTCGCCTTCGCACCAGTCCTGCACCTCGCGGTAGGCCCGGTCCAGTGGCCAGTCCACGAAGTTCGCCGTGGGAGGAGACCAACGCAGCACGGGGATCTCGGCACTCATGCAAGGTTCAATAAGGTTGCGGCTTAGCCAATTGCCGCTTGAGCGGCTGGGGACGCAGAAGAGTTCCTCGTCCGCGCCATCGCCATAATCGGCAATAAGCTTCTGCCGCCATCGGATCTCCGCTTCCACGCTCCACGTCAGGCCTTTGGCCGAGCAGATGGCTTTGTACAGCCCTTCGGCCAACGCATCATCAAGGTCGGTGCGGTGCAGAGAGTACTCCCGTTTTCCCGCCCTGATATCCTGAATATATTGGTTGAACTCGGAATCTTCGCCGTTGTGTGTGGAGATTACGGCCACGTCGCCGCCCCACATGGTGAGCGCGATGGCGGCCTTGAGCAGTTCGCCGAGGTCCTCTACGAACGCGGCTTCGTCTATCCGCACCCGGCCCTGCTTGGAGCGCAGGTTTGAAGGATTGGACGAAAGGCCTTGCACCACATGACCGGAAGCGAACCGGACCTGATAAATGGTGACGTCCTTGTCCTCATCCGCCAGCACGATTTCTTCCAGTTCTCCGGCAACAAGGTTGAACTTCTTGGCCCAGCCCGCCACATCGGCCACATACTGCCTGGTCATGTCTTTGTTGTAGGAGAGGTAGTATGTGGACATACCGCCATCATCCTTGACCTTGGAGGCAACAAGGGCGCTGTCCGCGGCATCGCCCCACGAGGCGCCGATACGGCGGGATTTCTCCCAGAATTTGACCGGGGCGCGGTCGTTGATCCAACGCTTCTGGTACGGCAGCAGCTTGGCCATCAGATGATCCCCCTACAATATCTCGCGGATACGGGCTTCCAGATCAGCGGAGAGCCCCTTGGTCTTGGTGGTATCTTCCGCGGGCCTGGCTGCAGCTTCCATCTCTGTCACCAGCTTCAGTGCCTTTTGCACGTCGGCTACGGCCTTGAAGTCAATATCCTCCGGCGAGGCAAGCAGCATGGCCAGCTTGGTTTCAATGGCTTCACGCAGGGCTTTGACGGCGTCTCCGGCGGTGCGGATGGGGCGTTTTTCACTTCGGGTGGCAGCTTCCAGAGCCTTGCCCGCGCGTTCCGCTTCGGCCTGTCGCATGGCCAGAGATTCCAGCGAGGCCACGGCAAAGCCGGTTTGGGCATCTTTCGAATCGATCAACTTCTTCAGCATGACCGACCGGGCCATGATGGTGTCCGCACGAAGTTCCGCCTCGGCCTGTGCGATACGGTCCCGCTTTTTGCGCCAGCCGTACTTCTCTGACCACCGCTTGAGCGTAGATTCGGCGACACCGACTTCCTTGGCGACCTCCCGGTAAGACAAGCGGGCCACGCAGTAGAGTTCCTGCGACTTCCAGACTGTTTCCGGCTGATGTTCACGCCCGCGTTGAATGGTGCCCATGGTACTAGCCCCGGCTCATGTTGGGACGCTTGACACCCGGCGCGGTGGCGCGGCACTTGGCCACGTCTTCGCCTCTGGCGGTAAGGGTGGCCACAAGGCAGGAATCTCCATCCAGCGTTACAAGGCCTTGTTCAGCAAGCCACGCCAGTTCTGTACGCATTTTGTCCCTGCTGGGGGCGAAACCGTATTCACCCACGGCATCAGCAATTAGGCTTTCGTTAGAGCGCATGGCAGGCGATTCATCCAGCAAGCGCAAAATGGTGATGCGCAGATGTTCCGTTACATGTTCCGAATAACTCACTTGCTTCCTCCATTAAGCAGATAACTTTCCTGCCGCTCCAGAACGCGGTCCAGTTTGTCCACAACACGCTCCACACCACCAAGTTTTTCATTGGTGGCGCGGACATCACCGCGTAGCCCTTCGATGGCCAGCGCGAGATTATGCAGGGCCTTGCTGTCCGGCGCGCAATCCAGCTTTTCTTCATTGGCCTTCACGCGGCTTCGCAGCTCTATGACATCCTTACGCAGGGACCAGATTTCTTTGATCAGCCACATGGCCAGGGGGACGAATAGAATTTGAGCGAGACGTAGCAGGAAATTGAGAAGGTCCCAGTTGATTTCCATCAGCGGCCTCCACGTCGCAGCTTGGCGAGCTTGTCCATAAGCCCTTCGGGCTGCATTCCCGCTTCTGCCATTTTTTCAGCAGTGCGCTGCCCCGTGTACGAGCGGAACATGGCGGCGAAGGTAGTGCCTATGGTGCCGATGAGCCAGCAGACCACATACGTTATGACGTCTGCACTGGCGGGAGTCAGGCCACCCCATACGCAGGCCGCTACCACAAGCGGAACGGCGATAAAGCACAGGAGCAGAAAACCCCATGCATAGATGCGAAGCAGCTTGGGACGTGTCTGGCGGACGTACTCGTCCTGTGAGGCAAGTTCCGCCTTGGCAAGCCCCCGGCCTCCCTCAATGTCGGAGAGTTCGATTTCCGCCATGCGCTCCTTATGGCGCTGGCCAGCAAGTTCCAGCCGGGTACGTTGCTCAGGGGTAAGAGGCTGTGCTCCGGCCTCGTCCAGACCATCGGAGACCATGGAGAGGCCGTCCTTGATCTTCTTGCCGGTGTCACCGCCGACAGCTTCGGCAATGTCACCAACGGTATCGATCAGGCTGACAACCTGCCCGACACCCGGAATAAGCTTGAGCAGATTTTTACCAATGTTGAGGAGTCCCATACGCTACCCCCTCAATGCCTGTTCCCGCAGTTCCGTCACGGAATGCAGGCCATTCGTAGTCAGGTTCTGCTGGCCGTTGTGCCAGATGGTGAGCTCCTGTCGACGCGGCATAGTGTCAGGACCGGGGGAAGCGATGTGTACCCAGCGGTTATGCTCGTTGATCAGCTGCTTGTAGCCAAGGTTCTGGCTGCTGATGAACCGCGCCACATCAAGAGGACTGCGACCGGGAACGATAATGTCCGCCGCAAGGCCGGTGAGGTGATCGGAGGAGGGGGAACCGCCAATGTGGTCATTGAGCCACTTAGGCCGGTAGCCGCTGGAAATGGTGATAGGCCCCAGCGCTTCCCGTATGGGCTGCAGCAGGGTCAGGCAAAGGAACCGAAGATTGTTGAAAACCGTGGAGCCGAGCTCCACTTCGATGGGGTGGCCAAACCGCTCAGCGGTCTGACTCCGGGTGAATTCGTCGAGGAAGAAATTGGGGGACAAAGAAATACGCTGCATGACATCCTCCATAAGAGTGTGATGTCATGCAGCGTATAGGGGATTTAGTTAGTAGTCGGGAAATGAGGACAGAGGTGTCAGAAAGGCTAGTTTTCATCCTTTAAACGGATCAAGTTGAACACCGTTTTTTGTTGCTCATAAGGAATTTGCAGTTTGCTGATGGTTTCATTGGGTACATATTGGTCTGCAAAGAACCGCTCAACGGCAGAAGGATAGACACCAAGATCATCCGACATCTCTTGTAGAGTTAGTGTGCCGTCTAGAACATCAATGGCTTGCCGGAATAATAATGGGTAGCTTTTCGAAAATTCATCTTTTTCAGTCGTACGTTCATTGCGTTTCCCGAGATCAATCATCCCCCACCTAAAGCTAGATTCGGAGATAATATTTAATTGTCTAGCTCTAAAAAGTGCAGCTTGTTTTGAAATCCTCCAACGTTTTTTTAAGTCCGAGAAAATTTCATAATTCCATCTGGAACTACATTCTCTTGAAAATGACTTTGCCGGAGCTAAAAAAGCACTTGCAAACCTGTGTGCGGCATTTTCCGTTTCAGAATCACCTGTTTCTATCCCGTCGTGCATGACGAGATGAGCGAGTTCGTGAGCAAGGTCAAAATTTAGTCTGCTTGCGGGCACATTCATTGACAGAAAAATGTAAGGCCTCTCATTCAACCAGAAACTAAAAGCATCTATTCCACCGGTATCTCCAGGAAGAAGAACAATAAAAATACCTTTGGCTTCAAGGATGTTTAGAAGGTTGTGTATTGGACCATCCCCCATCCCCCAATGCCTTCTAACGTCATTAGCGATTTGTTCAACTTTATGAGGTAGACGTTCATCGTCACCCCTAGGCACATTGACTTCAGGAAATAGCACTCCTTGTCGTTCAAAAAAGGAGAAAAAACTACTTGCTTCTATCCCGTATCTATAGCCCTCTCGTCTTAACGCCTGAGATACATTTCTTTTTGCTCTAAAGTGGCAATCCTCTATTCCCACGCCATGATGCTCCTGCTTTGCAAAAAAGGCCGGAGGCACCCCAAGAGCAAGAGCAAGAGCATTAAATGTTGCGAGCTCTGGCTTGACTCCACCAGATTCATACTGCGTCAACGCACTTGGAGTCTTACCAACTTGCTCGGCAAGGGCTTTTTTTGTTAAACCGCGTAACTCACGAGCGTGCGTAAGCCTCGCGGGATTAAAATTCTGCAAATAAACATGTGCTGGTAGTGACGACTTATTCATTCTTCTTTATCCTAACAATAGGCACTTCTCTTGTTGTGTCTGGAAGCTCGTCTTCTACTGGCGCTTCGTTCGCTGTGCTTGGGACCTCGTATCCTGCGTCTTCCACATGCATCGCTCCGATAGGAGCTACAGCATAGACATTGGCGAGGTCTATTTCATTGGGGGTACGAAGGACTTCCAGTGTGGTTGCCATGCATACCTGTGCATGATCCCAAAGCATATCGATTGTAACACTGCCAAGCCCCAGCGCAAGCGACACATCATATCCAATGTTTAGACATGTTGAGTGTCTTTCGCAAAAAAACTTATCTAACCCAGTAAGAAGTAGTATGCGTTCTTCTTTTGCCGACTTACCGTTGGGTATTCTTGTTTCAGGGTGAACTTTTAGTACTCTAAAGGAATAGGTTGTTCCATCGTACTCCGTTGAAATGATAATATCATTTGAATATGTACTTAGTTTCCAATTATGCCCAGCAAGTTTTTTAAGCCTTTCTGCTAAATTACCCCACAAAACCGTACCCAATACATACATACTGTTGTAACGATCTCGGTGGTATGTTTCTAAGGCGAAATCAACAGCGGCCTCAATCTCGGGCAAAACTGTCCTTTTGATAAGGTCGACAACACACCGGGGAACATCTGGGACGTGCGATCTGTCCTTAAATTCAACCTGTGTCAAGATGCTTCGTGGCATTTAAAACCTCGCTACGCATTTTATTTTTAACTACCATGCTCTTTTTGGGGATGAATGTCAAGTTTGACTCATTTTTATGAAAAAAAATTAAGCTGTCACAATTCTACGCGCTGCATCTCCTCCCTCACGCTCTCCGCAGTCACTCGCACCGGTTGCCGAACATGCCGAACCAACACCCCCTCATCAACTAGCCTACGCACTGTGCGTTCTGAGACATTCAGGCAGTACGCTGCTTCATCAATACGCAACAGGGCCTTGGCCGCGACAAGTTCTTCGGGAGTGAGCGAGAAATCTTTATTTGTGGACGGCGATACTGTCACCAACGGCACCTGAAAGCCCGTGGGGGCCTTAGGAGTGCAACGCCTGTTGCAACCGAGACAATGCAGGATAGGCCAGCGGCAAATCCAATAGGCCCGCGAGGCATCCTTGCAGCCAAGCTGTTCGTAAACCTGCGAATCAATCTCTCCGGCGTACTGACGGAACCCATCGTCAAACATCTTTTTGAGCGTTCTGCACAGGGTTGCATTCATGCTGCACCTCATGTGTGGTTTGAAATAGCGGCGGCCACGGCGCGGGCCAGCGCTCTAAAAAGCGTTTCGCATCTACGGCATCCCTGATTAGTGACGGTACACCTTGCGCATGCTGTCTCCCGTATTGCCTGACAGGCCCGTTCCTCAAGACTGACTTCGCCCCGCAAGGCTGCTCGTATTCGTTCCAGCTGGCACTCTGTGTTGCCGGGGTAGCAGCCTTTGAGCACCATGTAGACCGTGGATCGATTGAGCTCTCCATGGGCTTTGCAGAACCGGTGTACGGTGCGATACCGGGAAGTGATTTCCTGAGCGAGCTCCAGCGGTTCTGTATCCTGCATCATGCGTTATCCGGGTCAATTCCAGCCTTTCGGCAACGGTTCTGCAGGTCCTTGGTGATGGTCTGTAACTGCGCCTGGTCTTGCACCCACACAAGACTGTCCAGACCGAATTGTTTACGCATGCGAGTGTCGATTCCTTTCAGGCTCCACCCCAGAGCCTTCCAGAGTACGAGGATGTAGCGCTTCTGGTTTGCATAAGGGACGTTGTCGGGAATGACATAAAAATTATCGCCATTCTGCCGGGGCTGCCCGGGGTTGGTTTTTCCCTTGCTGGAAAACTGCGCTCCGAGTTCTTCCATGTGACGGATCAGGCGATAGCGCTGTTTGGCATCCAAATCCGCCGCGCTGGAGACCCCGAACATGTTATTCAACATGCCCCGGTAAGCCACATCATCCTTATGCAATCCCAACAGGCGCTTACCGAGCTGGATTTTTCTGATTTCGGCTATGCGGCTCATTGTTTCTCCTTGTTGAGGATAACTTCACATTGCTCTACAGGCATCATGACATCGCCCCGGCCATAAATACGTACCTGTACATACCAGCGGCCATCCCAGCCACGCCAAGGGTCTGTCTTGGTAAAGACACGCTGGCAGGTTAAGGGATCAGCGGGAACGCGGCGGACGCGTACGAGTGTACCTTTAGGAAGGGTGGGTTCCGGCATGTCGAAAGGTTCTCCGGTGATAGCGCTGGCAATCAATGCCCCAAGTTGCTTCGGAGGCATATAACGAGCCGTGCCCATTACCTTATCGAGCCAGCAGCGATTGTACCGTATGCGAAAGCAACCTGCCGGACCGTCCCACTGCTCCGCGGGGAAAAGCTCGTATTTCGCTTCCGTTTTTGCGTCGGTTTTGACGCAAATTGCATGAGTAAATTTGCGATGTTCTGCCATTTCGGTGTTTCTCATTTAGCTTGGCTGCTCATCAGGTCCGACGCGCCACCGCCGGACGACCGCCTCCGCTCCCGCACGGAGGACGGTTTCGCATCACTGACTTTGGTCAGTTCAGGGCCTCTTTCAACGTTTTGCCGGGACTGAACTTCACACCGGTACTGGCCGGAATTTCGACAGGCTCTCCTGTCTTAGGGTTACGGCCTATCCGGGCGGTCCGGCGGGTGACCTTGAATGCCCCGAAGCCGGTGAGCCTGACAGGGTCGCCTCCTGCCAGCTCACCGGTAATAACGTCGAGGGTAGCGCTGATCACGTCTGCGACGGCTTTATGGGTTGCCTTAATGCCATTGAGTGCAAGCACTTCAACCACAGCCATTTCGAGTTCTGCCTTTGTCATGTTGTCTTTCCTTGGAGGGTTAAAATCCGAGATGAAAGTCCGGTCGCCGTATGGTCTGGACTTCCGCCTCGGCGTAGTCAGCCGGCACGCTGAACTTAGGGCCAAGTCCGGTCATGACCCAGTCCGGGTTCAGGTGATATTTGCGCAGCAGGGTCAGGAGCCAGCGGGGCGGGATATCGCCGGAACGCTTGGCGATGCTTACGCTAGCCTGGTTGATGCCGAGCTCCTTCGACAGCTGCGTCTGCGTCACAATGCCCAATTCAGCCATAATCCGCTCAAATGCCGCAGTCATACAGCCTCCTTACGCAGCCTGCGTATCAAGATCCTGCTTGTGGATTTCATAGAAGAAATCATCTTTGACCTGCCGCACCATGCCTACGGTTGCCAGGCGCTCATCCGGCCAGTCGTGCATAGCCTGCTTATTGAGGCTTTCCTTAGTCTGAATGGCGTCGCTAAAACCATAATTTCTGCATCGTTCCAGCACCATCTCCACAGTCACCTTGCGCTCGGTTTTCAGGCTGGTGGACTGACGAAAACCGATAGTGCCGAAGCCGAGATCCATGGACTTGCGCTTGGCGAAAAGGTCACCCTTATGATGCTGGGCAAAGACCGCCAACGCATTGCCGAGTTCGTTGCGCCGCGCGATCCATTCGGCGCTGGCCTCCTTAGCCCGTGTTCGGGCGTTATCAATAACTTCGTTCATCTGGTTCTCAATGGTGGAGATTGTCCGTTCCAGTTCGGCAATCTCTGCCATTGCGCCTTCGGCTTGCTGCAGATCAATGATGATTACGGGGGCGGGTTTCTTCCGGGCCATTCTTCCTCCTACCGGACATGGATGACTTGCGTCGCCAGGGCGTCCACATCGGCCACGTAGTCCATTGCAATATTAATGTGTTCCACTCCAGCTTCGCGGTCGCCGCTTTGAATGGCTGCCTTGGCGGCTGCCAACTGGCTGAGCATGTCGCGGGCCAACGCACTTTCCAGTACGTATCCTCTGTTGTTTGTGGTACGGGCGGTTTCACTCATCGGATTCCTCCTGCCGCTCGAAGCGGGCCAGTATGTTTTTGCAGCACGCCACCACTGATTTTCGGACAGCGGGCTGGTATAAATCCCGAAGCATGAACAGGCTGACAAGCTCGTGCACCTGCTCTTTTTCGTTCTCAAAAGGATCGCGTAACTGACGGGGCGGTTGATAGGCGTGCACCTGATTACGGGCCTTTTCCGTCGCTCTGTACAATATGGTGTTACCGTTCCGTCCGCAGGTGCGCAGATACCCGTCGTTCTCAAGATGACGCATGTAGCGCAGCGCATGACTATATCCGGCTCCGGAAATCCTTGCTAAATCCTGTGTGCTGAAACCGGACTTGGCGGATTTTACGGCCCGCCACATACGGGTGATGAGTTCGCCACTCCTCGCCGGTGCGGCCTTGGCGTTATAGCGATACTGTCCGCGACCGACTCTGATGAGCTCCCCCGATGTCACAAGTGACACAGCGCGACGTCTGATCCGGTCCTTCGCCGGTTGATCTACCCCGCCCAGCGCCTGATACAGCATGATGTTGGAAAATACGGCTCCGCCCTTACCGAGGTTGCGGGCAGCTTCGCGCAAATCAGCCATTTTTCCACCGCTCATTGTTGCCTCCAGCTAGCCACCAGCTTGGAGACGCGAGCCACAAGTTCTGTGTTTATCTGTTGTATTCCGTGTGTCTTGGCCGTTAATTCGAGTTGGTGGATAAAGCTCCACACAAGACGGAAGTCGCCGTCAGCAAGGCGAACAATTTGTGAGCAGGCTTCCGGAGCAATATCCAGCCCGGCAGCTTCATCCCCCAAAATAGCGACGTCTTCCTCCGCAACAGGGCCAAACTCCACAACCTGCTTCACACGGCTCCAGATTCTCCGGCGGGTGCTGAGCAAACCGCGCAATTCCTGTTCGCCGATGAGCACCACTGTGGAACTTGTCAGGTCAAAGACGTCACGCAGGTCTTCTACGCGATCGACGTGCAGGCGGTCCGCCTCATCAACGAATAGTGTCTGCGGCATGCTATCCAGCGCCTCAATAATCTTAGCCTTGCAGGTTGCTGAAGACCGGGGGCGCAGGCCGCAGACTTGAAAACACAACTCCTGTAAAAAAGCGCACTGCGACCAGCCCTGCATGACCCGGAGAAAGATACCGCCGTTCATGGCGTGGTAATGACGCGCAGTTTCAGTTTTGCCCCGTCCGGCCTGCCCGAAAACAAGCGCGAAGCCCGGCTCACCGGAGAAGTCTTCCAGCGCTCTTACCTTCTGGCGGAAATCCATCACGTTGCGGGTTTCTATGAATACGTCTCGCCTCATGCCTGCTCCTTATGCGGTTGCCGGGTTGGCCCTGTTGCGGGCGTAATACTTGCGAAGCCGTTCATAGCGATGAGCGGCGTCTCTTTGAAAATCTTCAGTGCGTTCAATGGACTCCATCCATTCCTGATCAGACTCACGGAGGGTGAGACCATCTCGGACGGATACGTTGAAAAGGTATTCATACTTGTCCAGTTCGTTCACGATGTCGGGTTTTTGTGCTGGCGGAATATAGGTTGGAGCTGATTCCCGCTTGGTTTGCGCCTGCCGTTTGGCAGCCTCAATGCTGGTAATCTTGGATTGGGGCAATGTGCCCGTGGAAACGGCTTTGGGTTCGACCTGCTCTTCCTGCAGTGCACGCATGCGGTTGCGCTGGTCTGTCAGCGCGGCCTCAAGTACCCCCCGGGCTACCGATGAGGCTTCACGCTCCTGCAGTTTTTTCAGGCTGAGGGCTTCGCGCAAATCTGCGCTATGCTGTTCTGTACCCAGCAGGTCGGCGGCGGGATGAATACCCCGTACCTTGTGAGCTTCGCAGACGAAGTGCTTCCCGTCTTCGCTGTAGACCAGCAGGGAAGAAAGATCGCCGATATCGTAACGTACCTGCACAGCATGTGTGCGGCTGTAGAGTTCCGGCGCGTAATACCGTTCCCCAAAGATGCGGATGCCTTCGCGAGAAAGTTTGCGGACTTCTTTGGCCATCATTAGATGACGCAGTTTTGCTTCGTCCACGCCGGAGCCGCGCCCGGCCATAAAAACTTCTGCAGGGCATCTGCCGTTCAGATGGCCACGCTGGGGTCGGTTAATGTATTGGTCCACCCACCTGGCCACGGCAACGTGTGTCTCTTCCATGGTCAATGCCCGGCAACCGGATGCGTCCCACACCTTGCGGTGCAATAGCTCGCCTCGGTTAAGGCGCGGGGGCTTGGATTCAATATCGCGGCCAACATACGAAGGCACCCATTGTTCCAGATCGTGCAGGGTCCCGAAGAATCGCTCCACGGTCTTTGACTGCCCGTGGTAGGGCCATGCAAAAATGGTGTGAACGTTAAGCTCTTGAAACAGCCCCGCAATGCCGGTCTGGCGGAAATCTACCCCGTTGAAGTATTTGGAACGAAAGGCCCGCCCGTTATCCAGATAAGCGATGAGGGGGTATTTGCCGAGGGTGAGCACCGCACGACGAAAGGCGGAGGCGATAGCCTGCGTATTTTCCGTAGGCATAATCTCCCAGCCTACTGGGCAGTTGGAGGCCATGTCATACCAGAGAACAAGTTCCATGCGCTGGGGCTTGCCCGTCCATGGGTTCAACGTCTCAAAGTTCAACACGTGGCCGTCTGCAACGAGGATGTCGCCAACTTCAATAAGGCTGTAGTCCCGGTCGATGAAAAACGCGGCTTTGTCGTTCCAGGCTTTTTTGCCCTCGCGGGTGTACACCCATGTACCGAAGTTTGTAGCTTTCCACTGGTCGAGAAAACGGCGCATGGTGCGCTCTGCGGGGACCTCTAACCCCCGAGCTTTCATTGCCGCGGACGCCATGCGTATTGCTCCTGAGATGGAAGGGTGGTTAGGGCGCAGGACGGCCGAAAGTAACAACTCCGCGTGAGATTCCGTCATGGCCATACGTTCTGCATTTGCACCGCCGCGCCGGTCTACCAATGCGGCGGCCGACCCCTCTCGTTGTATTTGAACCTTCCAGCGCTCAATGCTTTTCCAGCTTACCTTGTCGCCGAGGACTTTCAGCAGAGCGGGCCATGCACCGCCCACATAAGCGAGAATGAACTTATCGCGTGCGGCGGATTTTGCTCCATGCGGCGATTTGTCGAGCCAGTCTGTATATAGGGCAACCAGATCGGCGCGGGCCAGCGCTTTGGACTTCTTTGATTCACTGACGGCGGCGGTTGCAAGAGTCAGTTTGGGAGCGCGGTCTAAAGCATCCAGCTGATCTTGTGCGCAGGCTGCAAGCAGCTTGGTACGCGTGGCCTCCGGCATGGATGATATGATCCACTCGTTGCCGCCACCGCGCCCGGCACGAGGGCGGGATTGCCAGCCCTCGCGTTCGGCGCGACGAGTTATCGTCATGACGGTGACGTTGAGGGCGATGGCAAGTTCCTTCGCCGTATATGCGTCTTTCGCCTTGGCCATGATGCCCTCTGTTACTCCCTTGCCTGCAGCCGCAGAAAAACTTGCTTTATCATCCAACCTGCATTGCGAATGTCGCGGGGGAAGGTGAGCTGAGCCGCTTCGCTCTCCACGCTAACAGTCTTAAATAAATAGTAAAACAGCATCGCGCCGTTCGCCAGGCAGAAGCCTATTGATGTTGCGTCTGATACAGTTTCAAAATCCATCATGCATTCTCCTGCTTCATATCCTCAGGCAAGCTGAGGTACTTTTCGGGACACCCCATATCTCGCAATTTCGCCAGCACTTCACGATCATTACGAGTGCCACGCACTGTTTCCTGTACCTGCTGTGGATACTTCCCGAGCTCCTTGGCAATCCGCAGCATGTTGGTGCCACGCAAGCTGAGAAACTTCCTGATTTCCCAAGGATCGCGGTACCGCCCTGCGGCGCGTCCGGCGTGAGCGTTGACGTTCATTAAATACCTGCCTCCAATTGCTTCTTACGCTTCCGGGCTTCACGCTCTTCAACACAGGCCCGTCCGTAATCTCTCATTGTCTTGTCTTCAGGAGTCATCAACTCCAGCCCCATTGCCGCCAACACGGGCCGCAATGGGGCCGGATCGTTGGTGACCATGCAGAAGGTAAGAACGGCCAAAAGGGTGGGAGGATGTTCCCGATCCGCAGGGTTCAGCCACTTTTCAAGCGTGGCGCTCGTGACGCTCTTGGCGTTCCCGGCGCTCAGCCGGACACCTGCGAATCGGGAAATTTCAGACATCCTGTCGGCAATCATCTCTCGCGAAAGAACCCGCTGCGCACCAGCCACACGATGCATGGCGGCGCGTACCTGCGGCAGCACCCCGGCAAGCAGGGCAGCAGCCTTCTCATCATTCGAGCTATGGAACAGGGAGAGTTGCTCAGCCTTCATCTTACCGTCCGAGGTCGTGGTCGTTGCCGTCCGAAATGAGGCGTTGACCTGGTTCGACGTGCGGCTGTAAAGTGTTGTTGAAATTGTGTGTGTTTTTTACAACCGCCCACGACTGTCTTTTAACCGCAATTTTGCGTCATAGTCAACGCGTTTTTGCGTTAAAGTTTGCTTTTTGCGATTCCGCAAAAAAATGTAATTACTGCAGTAAGATGAGATGTGGTGGGCGTGTTAAAGTAACCGTTAAACTTTGATTTTGGAACTTTAACACCATGAGCGTTGGTAATAGAATAAAGCAGATACGAGGTAGGATGCCTCAAAAAGAGTTCGCTGCCACCCTCGGTATCGCCCAGAACACCCTTGGCGGTTACGAGAGGGATGAGCGTACCCCTAACGCGGAAGTGATAGTCTCTATCGCAAAAGTCTTTAACATCTCATTTGACTGGCTATTGACTGGTGAGGGCTGCAAATACAGAGAACAAAACGCAAAGCTGGTTCAACAGCCTTCACCCGACACAGGAGCCGGACCATGTCAGCGTTGTGCAAAACTGGAAAAGGAGCTTGATGACTTGCGCCAAGACCAGCGCAAGGAAAGGGAGAAAAATGATGCGCTGGTTCAAGCGCTGCTGAAAGAAAGGGATAGGCTTGAAGAGGCAAGTGCTACTGTACTGCGACTGACTCAGGATAACGCTGAGTTGCGCCTTCAGTTGGCTCGGGCCGCGCCGGAACCCGCTGAAGCCAACCGCAGAAGCGCTTAAATGGAAAAGGCGGGGGGAAAATCCTATTTCTGTTCAAGTGAAATAGGGACGCAGGTTTTTGTAAATATTATACTGGCCTGTAACGATTGTAGCAACCTTTTGATAGTTGAGAACATTTCACGACGGGAGGGGCAATGGTTACACTGCTTTCAATAGTTGGGCATATCGCATTTTTTGCCTTTCTAATCGGCATGATACGTCCTCAACTCGTTATTTGGTGGGGGCGCCGCAGTCGTAGGGACGTTTTAGTTCTTTACCTGTCACTCTTTATTGCGTCAGCTGCCGGGGCGAAACTGTTTGCTGATAGCAGCCATGATGAGGGACAGGAGTATCTCGCCCAATTGCAAAAAGAAGCCGCAGAAGCAAGAAAAGAACGTGGTGAAGCGGTAGCGCCGCCTGCAAGTGTAGTTTCTGCAGAGGCGACACCTAGTGCGGCCTCTGAAAAAACGTTTGCTCCCGGTAATGCAAAGCAGCAATGGGGAATGATGAATATAACCGCGGGCTCACAAATGGGGCTCGACACATTGTCGCAAGAATTAGGGAGCTTTGAGGAAGTGAAGGTGACAAGGTATAATCCAGCAATCATCAAAGCCTATTACTTCCGTGAGGCTGATATAACGGTGTATCTCAATGTTGGACAGCATGTGATTTCGCACTGGCGGTTAGGCCGAGCCAGCGAATAGATTTTTCTCATTTCGAAAGTACAAAAAGGGTGCAATCCAGAGATTTTTCTCATTTTGGATTTCACCCTTTGTTTTGCCCAGGCGGCCACGCTCCGTCTAAGCGTAACCCCGCACCAGTCCTAGTCTTGGCCTATGTTGGTCCTATGATCGTCCTGCCAAATTTAGGTTTAACGCCGTTTCTCATTCCGGATGTCCCCCTATAAATGGTTTTCCGCGCTGCTCTGCAAAAATAAAAAACAGTCTGTTTTCTGCTATTTCAATTGGTTACCCTGCATCTGATTTTGCTACCCTGTGCTGGTGATTGGCAAAATCTTGCAAAA